TGAATAGTATGATCTAATCTGCCAACCTCTTTGTCCATTTAGCCTTGCACCAATTGGTTTTGGTATCATTCCTGTTTTCATTAACTTAGGCATATATTTTCTATGACGATTAATTAATTTAGCAGTCTCAGTAACAGTGTATGCACGTTCTCTATTTTTTCTAAAATCAGAACGTAAGCAAGTTTCAATTCTATCTTTAGTAATATTATAAACAGAAACCATTCCAGTAGATCTTGAACTGTGATGTAGCCTTACCAAGTCTCCATTAAGAAACCATATTTTTTTATTACCTTTTATTACAGTTTCGTTATTGTATTCTTGGCTCTCAATATTTCCTTTGCTAGTAGCCATCTACCTTCTTCACTTTCTGTTGGAGGATGAAAAAATTTTCTTTGTCCGCATCCCATGCAATATGTTTCCATGTGTTGAGCACTGCTGTACTGTCTATCAACAAAAATCCTGCCCTTGCATTTTTTGCAAGAAATCATTAATTATTCCCCTAGTTTGGAATTCCAACAATAACTAGATGGACCGATAAAGACAGGTCGCCAGAGGCTCCAAACCTTACAACACCTTCTACTCTTGTTTCTGTAACGCTTTTTAAAACAATATTTACGTTTTGTCCTGCTGGTGTTTGTCCAGTGTTTACTGGTGTTGCTGATACTATTGGTGGATACTTAAAGTCTTTAAAGTCATAAGTAAACGTTCTTTCGTTACCCGCCGAAACTGTTGAGTTGTTTGCAACTTCAACCAATCCGCCTACTATTCTTGTGTTAGAAGTTTGAACCTCTGCTTTACCTGCACTTGCTGTATCAATAATTGTTTTACTTGTTTGCTTAGAAGCAACGTTTGTGGAAAGGTCATTAACAGCCTCAATTAACTGATATAAATATGTAACATCAAGAGGTTGCCCTCTTTCTGGTAGTGGTACTTTTGCCATTTATTCCTCCTATTTTATTATACCAAAGAAACTAAGCCAGAATTGTATATTTGCAAATTGGCATTTAGTGTTTTTTTAGATGATTCAACTTGAATAATTACACGTACATTTGTAGTTCCAGTCTTGATAAATTGATATGAATGAATTGTAGTTGTACCATGATAGGTTGCTGTAGCCCCATCAAATCCAACAAAAACATCATACTTTGGTCTATTTAATTCATCTCCCCATACTGCACTAATTACTGATGCTGAAACCTGTACGGCTCCTGCAACAGCAGTAATTGAATCATCTAGTACAAGATTTATCGGAGACCATTGAGACGTTCTGTTTTTATCTTCAGAAACAATTCTATATCTAAAAATGTATCCAACTTTATCATGATCTAGTGCTGGCAAAGACGCTTTTTTAATTATAACTTTTTTAATTCCTGCATCAGCCATTATGAATTGTTTCCGCTAGAAAGATCTACTGAAAATCTAAATTCAACATAGTTACTAGTATTAGGACTCTTAACTATTGTTGCTGCACCTGCAGTTTGAATTACTGAATACCCTGTTAGTCCATAAAGTGGATTTACTGTAGCGACATTTTCTAATTTTAATGCATCTAGGGCTACATAATAGTTGCCAGATGGATTAACTCCATCAATAACGCATGCATACACCTTAACTACAGAAACAGCATTCCAATCAAATCCAGATGTTCTGTATAGTTGTTGAAGTTGTTTTTTTACAACAAAATATCTTTCTGTAGCAAAATCATATTGTCCGCCACTGCTATCATCAGCAACTTCTGCTTCAAGCCTTGCAAACTCTGTTCCGCTTGTATTTTCAAATGAAACTAGGACTCTGGCTCTTTCTGGTTGAGTCCCAGCGCCGTATGTTCCATCTCTATTTATTATTGAGAATGCTAGTCTTAATTCATCTGTTGGAGAGTTCTTTGTGAAGTCAACTGTTGCTCCGCTTAATCTAATATAATTTGATCCCGCTCCGATTGCAAAAGTATCTTGTGTTGGACCACTATCAGATTCAATGTCAAGATCAGACTCATTGCCCTTTATCATAATTATATTATTTAAAAATCTTGGTCTTTCGTATCTTGCAACTCTTGGTGATTTAAAAAATATTGGATTGTCTGCGTTTGTTTGAAATACTGGATCTGTTACAGCAATAACGTTGTCATAGTTTGGAGCATCCAGTGCATCAGATTCTGTATCAATTGCTACTGCTGATGATGCTGTTACATATTGCCAGTTTTCTGTTTGTGTAAATGCAAATACTGTTTTGCTGTCATATGCTCCTGCAGATGGATTAGATCCTGCAGAATATATTCCAATTTCAGATATTTCATATCTTTCTTCTGTTGGTAGTTCTGCTGTTAGAACAATTTTATCTACACCGTCTTCGTTTACAAAACCTCTAGAAGATATTGGAACACGAAACATCTCAAAATCTAAATTTGTTTTTGTTGAATAATCTCCGATTTCATCGGCGGTATCTAGTGGAGTAGCACCACAACCAATAGCAATATACGAGGCATAGGCAGGGGCCTGTCCAAGTAAATACTTTGCAATAATAGATTTACCAGTATTAGTTATCATGAGGTGTAGTCTCCAAGATCTGCTTCATATATTGTACCACCTACGCTAATCTGTGTTTCTACTTGTTCGTCAGGATTTACGTTAATAAATTCAATAATTAAGTCTCCCGTTGCGTTAAGGTATACATTTTCTCCATTAGTTCCGTTGCCAGTTTCTGGAATTTTATCTTCTAGTTTAATTGAGAATCCAGCAAAAAATTTATCTGCGGTTTGTTGTAGGCTAAGAATATTGTTTGGATTATACCTTTGTTGAATGGCTGAAAGGTTTTTGATTGGTTGATATGATATTTTTTGTCCATTAACAATATCAGATCTGGTTATACTAATTAATTCTTGACCGCCAATATTTTCAAATATTTGATCAAACATTCCATCTGTAGGAACAGACTCTTCATCAAATAATATAATGTCTAAAGTTGCTGTTTTAACTGGTGGTGATACCTCAAACATTCTTGCAGAAAACATTTCTGGTTCTGGTGCTGGAGGTGTTGCTGTAATACTTACAGATGATGGTGCTGTTGCTTTTATAACTCCAGAGTCTGAAGATCTTCCAAAATATTCTGCTTCTTTTCTATCTAAAATTGCAAGCATTCCCATAGAATCTATATGGCCATTTGCTAGTGTTACAGATTTTCTTTCATTTGCAGTTAACTGTTGATATGCAGGAACATCATTAAAGTAACCCTGAGCATTTACTCCACCTCTTGCTGCTACTTGCTCTGCGCCAACAATTGCTATTGCTTCTGCTGTTTTTGCAGCATCCACTGCAGTGCTAATCGTATCATTAGATTGAGAGGATCTAGATGTACGTTCATAGTTTGCTGAATCTAGAGCAGCCATATTATACCTCCGCCAAATAAAGTGTCATGTCTGGACCATTTATTTTTCTTGAATATTCAATATTATAGACTATAAATCTAGAATCAGTTGATGTAACTAAATCTAAATTATTAGAATCTTTATAGTTAATCGTTACAATGTCTCCAAGTTGAATTGTTGGAGTTGCAAATATTTTTAAACCAACTGATTTTTTAGGAACCATAAGTTTATCTATCATCCAGCCCATCAAATTTTCTGCATCATCTTGTGTCTGTATGTATGGAGTATCAAGAGTAAACTCATTGTTTCCATAAATCATTCTACTTCTTTTAATTTCATCAAACCTTTGTTTCTCAACTTGAGGAGAAACAATCTGAGAAGATCCAGTTAGTAATGGGTTAGAAAAATTACTACGCTTTTTAAAGTATTCATCAACTGTTAACTCATGGGTAGTATCTTGTGTAAATGTAACGCCTTGAATTCTTAGATAGTTACCGCTTGTTTCGTCAAGGTTTAGGGCCGTATCTGTAGCATTAAATATTAAAAATTCAGCACCGTATGAGTCTGCATAAAACCCAGATGAGACGTAGCCTTTAATATTATTAAATGTTGGGGATAACTTAGCGTAAAGTGCAGGGTATGCACGATCATACTTAACATCAAAGTAAGCACACTCTCTCATTATTGAACCAAACTCGTCAAAGTATAAATTGTATTTAGGTGGTTGCTGAGCACTAATTCCAGATAGGTAGGTTGCCTGAACAATACCGCTCATTGCATATTTTCTTAAAGACTCGCTAGCACTTATCTCTTTATCCCCAAAAGCAGAGGATAGAGTTTCTCCAACTGTAAAGACAGTATTTTGAGAATAGTTCTGTGACAAAGCATAAATATTTTCAAACATAACTCTAGATGAACCACGAACAAATGGAGCCATATTGTTGTAGATTGGAAGTGGGTCTGTATCGTCTACAACCTTAATTAATTGATTATTAATGTATAGATAGAATCTTCTTGTTTTTCCTATGTCTTGATATTCTACGGCTAAATCATATACCGTCGGATTTTCCTCACCAGCCATTCTGTACTGACCAGTAAATCTTCCATCGTCAACTGTAATTTTTGCTAGACCGCCATAAAGTTTTATAGGAATTGCATTACTGTTAGACGCATCTTTTTTAATTTTATAAAAAACAATATTGTTAATAGAAATATCTGATTTATTATCTTTATTTAATTGTAAATATGACTCTATGTTATCACTTGTCAATGCAGCAATTTCAAAATAATATCCGTTGTTAGTCGTTGGATTAAGCAATACTGCTAATCCTCCTGAGCCACCGCCTATGCTTACTGGCTGATCTGGTTGAACTCCAGCAACCTGATAATATGTTGTGCTTCCATTTGGTGTTTGGCTACGACGCTCATTATTTTCAATCTTGCCAATAATACGCATTCTTGTTCCAAAATGTTTATAAGAATTATCTAATTCTTTATAGACATAAGATACTAAATCAATTGGAGTTTCAGTTGTTTCAAAAGTTGGTCCATTCATCACTAAGGCTGATGATTGAATTGTTCCAGTTTTTGGAGATATGGTTGAGTTAACTGGAGTCTCCGTTGTATAACTTGAAGACATAAAGTTTTTAATCGTTCCACCTCTTGATGTTTGTTGGGCTTTAGAGTTGTTAACTCCTGCTGCCCCAGTTGTAGTTGCTGGCAAAGAAATATCTTCAAGTAGAGTGGTTGTAAATAAATATTGAGTTTCCATGTCACATCCTCTGACATAAGCATTGTCTGACCAATAAGTATCTATACCAGCAGTATGACTTGCTATTGTTGTTCCAAATTGAGCACGGCCATGTTCATAAACTGCACCGTTCTGTAAACGAGTAACGCCATCAACTTGTTCATAAAATGGAACTGTGTAAATTCTTACTAAGCCTGTTGGGTATATCTTTCCGTTAAAGGGTAATGATCTAAAAAAGTTTTGATACTCTTGATTATTAGTAATCCAAACATTGCTGCTGCCTTGTCTATGAGAAACTCTCCATGCTTGAATCTCTTCACCTTTTTGCGCTTCTGTAATTTCTCCATTTGCAACTCTTTTGTCTAAATTATCAATAACACTTGATGGCGCTAATCTTCCAGGCAAAACAATCTCTGGTTTAGATTCATCTAAGTTTATACCGTCTGATAATATTGGATACCAAATTGCAAGGGTAACATTAAATTGTGCAGCATCATATCTAATAACTTCTCCATTAGAATAAAAATATCCTTGATATCTTGTAAGCCAATAAACGTTTTCTCCAAGATCAAAAACATTGTTTACTATTTTACGATTAACTACGCTTGGTGCAGATGCGGTAAGATCAGAGTTCAAGGGCATTGCTCCTAAAACATACTTGCCTTGTTTAGATGCAACCTCATTAATTGTTTTAGTTGAATCTGTTCCAGAGACTTCCCACAAAAGCGAGGGCTTATAAATCCAAGTCTTGTCTATATCAATCATGCTTGCTTGACGAATAGACCCATAAGATCTTTGAATATATCTAGTTGTGTAATTAATCTTTCCATTATTGTAAACTCTTTTGTCTTGAGATGCAATTGAAATAATATTTGGAAGCGTTCCAGAAGATAAGTTTTCAACAATACCGCTAACAGATTGATTGTTAGATCCAGATAGAGTCATGCTGGAAGTTCTGTCATTTACGTCTGGAAGCATATAGTTTTTACTCATTACAATAAAGTTATTGTATTCATCAAAGAACATTGCTGTTTGTGTAGACACTGCAAGTTGATTTAATACTTCTGCTACCGTCTGATCTGGAGCAATAAAGAAATACGGAATAATTGGATCTGGTTCGTTTGTTGTTCTATAAAATGCATAGTTGCTAAAACCAACGTAATCAAGAATTAAACTAATCGCATAACTAAGCGACACTTCTGTCACTAGCATTCTTGGTGCAGGCATAGATTCTAAAAAGAAGTAAAAGTCTCTTAGCGATAGTTCTAATGTTCCAGCGGTGACGTCTGCCTGTGGAAAACCATCAGAGTAGAGTGTCTTAATTGGAACCCAATAATCAAAGCCACTTACATTTAATATTTTTTCATAAAAATTAAACTTAATATTTTTACGAACATAATTACTAATTATGCTAGCAGTGTTATTGTCATTAAACGCTTGGTCATCATCAAACAAAGATATGTTTCCAGTTGAGGCAAGTAACTGTCCTACTGGCAAAGCAGATGTTCCAAGATCAGAAAGAATTTTTTTAATACTATATTCTATTGTCTTATCAGATATGTCAACAACTAGTCTTGGTGACATTTCAATTAAGTCAAAGGTAGAATCAAATTTATTCATTCTTTCTACTACAATTCTTAGCCCACGAACATTTTGAAACTCTCTATAAATGGTTTGTCCATTTGTTGTTTCTTGAAATGATAATGGATTTGTTAAGTCTGTAACAAATGTTGTCTTGTTATCAATCTGTTCACTTCCTAATACCCATCCGTAAACAGGAGTAAATGTATCATATGTTTCAGTTGTACTATTCCAAACATAATACGTTCCAGCGTCTCCCACGTTTGAGATAATTAGATATGCATATCCATTTATTGATTCATTTGGAAGCAGCGTAGATGAAGAAAGAGTCTCAACATGAATGAAACTATCGTTAAAATTGGTTGGGATGTTTTTTATTCTATACTGTAATTCAACGTATCCATCATGAGTGATTATTGGAGATCCATCATCACGCACATCATTTTCGGTAAAGACATAAGCATCTATCCAGTTATTTTCTTCAAGGTACTGAACTTTCCATCTTGTTGGGGTTGTTTTATTTTCATTACCAAAAAACGGATCTGCAAAAGTTTTAGAGATATCGGTAAAGTCTCCAAGATTTATATCTCCAACATTTGTTTGCATTTTTACAATAATTCGGTTTGCTGGTACATTTTCTTTATAGACCACAAATGGTGCAGCGTCATCTATGTAGTAATTGCCATTAACTATGGTTTTAGCAATACCTCTTTCAATGCCGTCTTCAGTTCTAAAAGATGTAAAGTATTTAAATTGATCATAACGTGATGCCATGTAATATCTTGGCCTTCTAGCAAGATCGCTACCAGAGTTTGATAAAAACTTACCTTTAAAAGCAACTGCCTTGTTAATACCAGATCTTGGTCTAAATGGCTTTATACAATCTTCTAATGAATATAAAAGTTTGTTTTTTTCTTTTATAGATGTAAAAGTTTGTGGTGTTCCATTATTTTCAAACCCTCCATCAATAACAACATCTGCATCTGTGGCTCCAGTATAAAATAATCCAGCATCTGCGCTATCAAATGTATTTGGTATCGTTAAGAATTGA